GATCTTATAAAACAATTTGGAATGAAGCCAATCTGTGAAAAGGTTGGCAAAGATAAGATGATTGATGATGTTATTAGTTTGTATAACGAACACGGATTCCTTAGTGCTCATCTAATCAATCAGAATTGCGATTTTACATATCAAGCTATATCACGTTATTATAGCATGGAAGATATATGTAAAATAGTAGGCGATGAAAATGCGTTTGCAAAGTCAAAAAGTGCTGGCTCAATAATACTTGGAAAGATATTACATTCATTATATGATGACGTTATTGAAGAGGCGACATTTGACTGGTTAATCAATCCGAAGAACGGCAAAAGAATGTATGTTGATTATTATGTCCCAGAAAAGAGAATGGCTTTTGAATATGACGGACAGCAACATAATCAATATGTAGAATATTTTTACAAAACATTCAAAAACTATTATAACGCTGTTTACCGTGATAGGACAAAAGAAAAACTTTTAGCCAAACATGGAATACAGTTAGTACGGATTGATTATAGCGAACCGTTAACTATTGAATACCTTAAAGAGAAATGCAGTATATAACAAATTTGTAGATAATGTTGGTCTAATTTACAAAACCTGTGACCTTGCAGGAATACCATACGCAACACCAGACAATATTCCGCCAGACGATGAGAATGTTTGGAAGAGTATAAGAGAAGACACGACAATGATTTTCCAATGGGAGTCTCAGAGTGCTACTGCATATCTGCAACGGCTCTTCAGCGATAGTACAATTGAGAAAATCAGAGCCAAAAACCCAAATGCTTCATATATGGATTTGTTATCTATTGGCAATGGCGCAATCCGTCCTGCTGGCGAATCATACAGAGATAAGTTGTCAAACGGCGAGTACGCAATCTATGGCAATGAAGCGTTAGATAACTTCTTAAAGCCGACTCTTGGGTGGTTGGTGTATCAAGAGCAGATTATCGAGTTTTTACATAAATTCTGCGGTTTTACAATGGGTGAAGCTGATATTGTTCGTAGGCATTTCAGCAAGAAGACCGGGACTGACAAGGATATACCAATCATCAAGAACGGTGGATACTTGAATGACAATCATTACATCAAAGGGTTCATCCAGACGATGTATGATAATTACGGAGTTGAACAGGAAGAAGCCGAAAGGTTGATTGTCGGCTTTTTGCAAGTAATTATCGATGCGAGTGACTACTTGTTTTCAAAAAATCATGCGGATCCTTATTCTTGGATTGGCTATATATGCGGATACCTGAGATATTATTATCCTTTAGAGTTTATCACTTCCGCATTAAACATTTTCACAGGGAAAGAAGATAAGACGCTTGCCATTACTAAATATGCAAAGAAGAAGGGTATTAAGATATCATCTATTAGGTTTAGGCATTCAACAGCAGAATATGCTTTTGATAAAGAGACGAACACAATATTCAAAGGCATTGAGTCTATCAAATTTATGAATAGCAAGGTTGCAGAAATATCTACTTCGCTAAGAAATAAAGAGTACACTTCTTTCGTTGAATGTATAAACGATTTTCTTTCTGAGGCTTCTATTAATAAGAAGCAAATGAAGATCCTGATAGACTTAGACTTCTTCATCGAGTTCGGCGATGCCAATCTTCTGAGCCAGCAGCTTGAACTTTTTGATAAATACAAAAACCGCTCACAGATAAGCAAAACGGAACTGAATACTCTTCACATTTCAGATGAGGAAGCAAGGACGTTCTCTGCAAAAGAAACTGCCAAGATGTTCTCTGGTATTGACACGATAGCTATGCTCAGAATAGCAAGCCAAAAACTCAAATACAAGCATAGAACCCTCAAAGATAAAATAGCTGCACAGATTGAACACTTGGGTTATGTAGACATCGTAGGAGGTCAGTATTCCGGGCTTGCTTGTGTGACATCTCTCGATGCGAAATACTCACCGAGACTTACACTTTACTCCCTCAAAAATGGTACGAGTTATGAATGTAAGATTGATAAGCGGACATTTAATCAGGCAAAACTCGCAAAGGGCGATGTAATTATGGTGTTAGCAAACCGCTTTAAGCCAAAGGTGAAAAAGAACGAACAAGGCGATTGGGAAGAAATCCCAAACACAAAAGAGTTATGGATCACCAAATACAAAAAGATGGACAATTTATAAAATAATGCAAAAAGTAGTGGACAAAGTATAATACATGCTGTATAATAATATAGATGGGTGAGATATTTGCCCATCTATATTAGACAAAATAAACAATGCAAGTAATTATTAAAAAGGGGGTATATGGAAGCAAAGATTCTAAATCCAGAAGTGCTTGAATCTCTTTACAAGAATCATGGCGTCTTTGCATGTACTTGTTACGCAACTCCTGAGAAGTACGCAGACCGTGTTGGCAAGTCATGTGAACAGAACGGACATATGTCTGGAAGTCGTTGTGAGTACATCAAGTTCAGGCTGACAGATATTGACCGTGGAACGGCAGAACAGTTCATGAGACACGAAATTGGTACAAGCGTTCCGTATGAAGAGATGGACAATTACTCATTTGCGGACTACTCGGAACTCGTAACGGATGTAAGTCCTGACCAAATCGTAAAGAACATGGGCAGTTTCCGTTACATTGACAAGGACGGATTTACTTACACAACGCCAAAAGAGATAGGAGAAAACAGAAGGGCAAAACTCGCATATGACATTTTGATGGCAAACATTAATTCAAGCAGAAGTGAGATTCAAGAATGCCTTGAGAATGCCGGGGTTGACAAACGGCGTGCTGTTGAGTGTGCGAACTTTGTTCTTCCGAGAGCAACAAACAATACACTGACTATCGGATTTACTCCTGAAGCACTCATCCATTTCATGCACAAGAGGTTGTGTACGAGAGCGCAGCCTGAAATCAGGAAACAGGCTCTTGTCATGAAGAGGGCAGTTGAGAAAATCAATCCTGAGTTCGCAAAAGAACTCGTTCCGCACTGTGACCATCTGCTGTGGTGTCCAGAGGGCAATATGTCTTGTGGACGTAGACCTACAAAGAAACAGCTTGACGAGTTTATCGGTGAACTCGATTATCGCATCGGTGTCGATGCAGAAAGTGTTGACAAGAAATGAGTTATAAAGATTATTACGGCTTGACCAAGAAATACCCAAATCAATATAATCTGACGCCAAAAACCATTACGAAAATCAGGATCCTTGATTGGGACAGACTGAAGAAATTCACATGGCACAATGACGCCATGCTGAGAGGTTCTTGGTGGTGTCATCTTGAGGGTTGCCAAATGCCTGATAGCGGTGAGAAATATGATGACGAAGATGAGTTTTGGATTGGCTTCAACGAAGAGAATAACAAAATCAAATACAGCTTCTCATGCTACGGTGGCATGTGTGGCTACAATATTAAGAAGTTCTATTCCGAAGACGAAATCGATAATAGATTTGACTTATATGTGCAAGTAAACGCCATCAACTGGCTAAACATGATGATTGATGAGGGTATTCTTGGTCTTCCATTGGAGACTAAATGATTGTAATTGTTGGTGAAAGCGCAAGTGGCAAAACAACGCTTGCCAAAGAATATGAAGAATGGCTTGGCTTCAAACGAATTGTTACATACACGACAAGAGAGCCTCGCCAAAATGAACAGGATGGTGTTGACTACCACTTCATCACAGACAAACTATTCGAAAGACTCAATGCTGACGGCTTCTTTGCTGAGACTGCGGAGTACAACGGTTGGAAGTACGGTAGTGCAAAGAAAGATTATGTTACCAACACTGTCGCCGTGCTGACACCGAGAGGGCTGAGGGCTGTCAAGAGAAATGGCATAGAGTGCACAACGATTTATCTCGATGTGCCAAGGCGTGACAGGCTGATTAAATGCCTGAACAGACAGGACAACATTGAAGAAGCGTATAGAAGAAGCCTTAGTGATGTCGGTCAGTTTGATGGCATTAAGGATGAAGTTGATTATGTTCTTGAGAATCCGGGATATAAGAAGACGCCGGGCGAACTTATTGAGGAGTTAACAAATATGATGGTTGCCAAAAAGCAAAAAGAGGAAACATGAAGAAGATTTATACGTGTGGCAAAATGAGCGGAATCTCCTTCATAGAACAGATGATGTGGCGGACACGCATTGAGTCAGAGATTAAGTCGGCTCTTGACTGCGGTCAAAGCGTGAGGTTTGTCCATCCGCCACTTTATTATAACTATGATGAAAACTATCAGAAAACAGAAAGAGAGATTCTTGAATGGGAGATGGCACAAGTACATGACTGCGATATCGTGATTGTTAATCTTGATGGGATTGAGGACACGATAGGATCGCACATGGAACTTGGGGCTGTGCAAGGTATCAACAGATTTGGCGACAAGCATATCTTCGTTGTTGGGTTAGGGAAACCTGAGAATCTTCATCCGTGGATTAGAGAATCCTGTATCCGCATTGAAGATGACTACGCCAAAGCTGCTGAATATATAGTTGAGTATCTGTTGACTTGATTTATGAGGTTAATAAATGACAGTAGAAGAATGGCTTGGTAAAGACAATACTTTAGGAATTGATATTTGGAAGGGCAAATATCAGTACAAAGGTGAATCTTTTGACGAATGGCTTAAAAGAGTTTCGGGTGGTGACGGTGATGTTGCCGAAATGATTAAACAGAAGAAGTTCCTTTTTGGCGGAAGGATTTTGGCTAACAGAGGAACTGAAAACGATGGTAGAAAGATTAGCCTTAGTAATTGCTATGTGATTGAACCGCCAAAAGATAACATCGAAGCAATCTTTGAATGTGCGAGTAAACTTGCAAGAACTTATTCTTACGGTGGCGGTTGCGGTATTGACATTGGCAAACTTGCTCCGAAGGGAGCGACCATACACAATGCAGCAAAAGAAACATCTGGCGCTGTTAGCTTTATGAATCTTTATTCAACTGTGACTGGCTTGATAGGTCAGAATGGAAGACGTAAATAAATAATGTACTGCTTTCTGAAAATGATAGAGTAAGAGAGGTAAGAAAAAATAGATAAAGAATATTTAAAAGAATGTTTGGATAAAGGAATGTCTACCAGACAAATTAGTAACGAATGTGGGCTACATCACAACACAATATCTTATTGGATAACTAAGTATAATTTAAACAATAGAGGGAAATATAGCAAACTTCCAAAATACAGTTTTGAAAAGATAGATACCAAAGAAAAAGCCTACGCGTTGGGCTACATATTGGCTGATGCGTCTATCAATGAAAAAAATACTGTAGAGTTTGCTTGTGCTATTGAAGATAAAGAATTACTTTATTTCATTTCTGATGTTATTAATGGGCGTGTAATTTTGGATTACACTTTAGATAAAAAGAATAGACGATTTCCTCGTGCTCGTATGTCCAGAATGATTAAAGATATTACAAAATTTACTGGTGGGCGTTTAAAAAAGGAAAGACATTATCCTCGAATCGCAGAGGATTTAGAACATTATATGCTACTTGGCTTTTTTGACGGCGATGGTTGTATTACTTGGGGGAGAAGAAAAGATAGAAACAGAATATGGCAAAAAATTAGCTTTACTTCTCAATTAAAAATATTAGAAGGTGTACAGAAACTTCTATATAGAAAACTTGGAATATCAACCATTGTAAGACCTAAAAGTAATGAGGATTGTTATGTCCTTAGTTTTTGCGAAAGAGATGATGTAATTAAATTTTGCGAATACATATATCCAAACGATGATTTTATTATTTTAAATAGAAAGTACATTAAATATAATGCGCTGCGTCTTGAATTGGAAGAAAACGGTGAAGGCAAGAATGTATCTTGATAATAC